TCCCTTTTGTCTTTTACGTTATAAACACTGATCACAGGAACCGCTCCCTCCTGTCGATCACCAGCTTGCTCCATCCGCTTCCTGTCACGGTGTTGCTCCCCGGATCCAGAATCGGGAAACCGCCTGACGTGTTCTTCGTCAGCAGCGTCGTTCCCGCGGCGTCCGTCACTTCCATCGCTCCGCTGTCGATGATGTATTCGCTTCCGCTTGTCAGCCCTGTTACCGTCAGCGACTTTCCGCCCATCGCGACCGTCATGGACGTCGCGCTGGCCTTCGCTGTGATCCGCGGATAGCTGATCACGTCCCCGCCGTTCCTGATCTGTGTGTTGCTGGCGGTCACCGTCACCGTCTCGCTGTTGATTCGCTCTTTGAACGGCTGGCAGTAAAACTGGACTTCTCCCGTCCACCAGTCGATATTGTGGCTGTGTTTGTTCAGCGTCACCGCCCCGATGATCCGCGCCGCCTGCTTCCTGTCCGGCTCTCCGCTGAAAATTACGTAATCCGCACCCCGCAGCCAGTTGTAGATCTCCCGGACGCGCATCCCGCCCTTGACCAGGATCGTCGCCGTCTGAATATAGCTGTTGAAAATGTCTTCCCCTTCCGTCTGCGTCAGGTCGCCGCTCCGTCCTGGGATCTCCACGTGCTGGACGCGCTCTTCCGGCCGGACGATCGGAACCGCGCCCTGCAGCCATACGCCCAGGCTCCGGCAGTCTTTATTTTTCCAGATGAAATAACTCTGTCCCATCTTTTTCAGCTCCCGTACCCGCTCATGGTTCTCCGCTGCGCCGCGGCCATCGCCGCCGCCAGTCCCTCCGCGTCCGTTCCGTTGTTCATATACATGGATTCTACATACAGATTGCTGCTGTAGCTCCGGCTCTGGATCTCCCGCGCCGGCGTGACGCGCTCTCCCTTGTGCAGCAAAGCAAGATATCCATCGTAAGGAACCCACGGCAGGCCGTTCGCGTGTTTCATCAGGGAGGATCCTCCCAGTCCGCCCGCTCCCCAGCTCTTGCCGTCCCATACCAGGCGCGCCGGCAGCGTCACCGTGCCGACCTGTTCCGACACACTCGCGGCCGCGTCCTCCGCTGCCTTCAGCTCCGCCGGCAGCTCCACCTTCGTGTCCGCCGCCGCGAACTTGTCCGTGATGTCGGCCATCAGCGCGTCCACGTCGATCATGTCGAAGTTTTCCGGATTCTCCCAGTATTTGTTCAGCGTCTGCCAGGTGTCCTGGCCGAGCGTGTTGATCAGTTCCGCCTTCTGCTGGTTCTGCAGGTCCTTCAGGCCGTTCAGCAGCTCCTCCTGCCTTCCCATGTCCATCCGTCCGCTCCGGGCGTCCAGCGCGTCCGCCGCAGCGTCAATGAACCAGGAGTACTTCCCGCCCTGTGCCGCGGCTTCTTTCCGCGTGTTGTACTGCTCCGTCCACTGCTTCTGGTACGCTGAGTTCGCCAGGATCGCCGGCAACAGTGCGACCGCCGCCACGCCCATCGACTCCAGCATCCCGGAAGACAGGAACGCCTTTGCTGCGGTCGATACTTTCGTGGCTGCCGCCGAGAAGAAGCCGCCCTTCGCCGCGGTGCCCGCTGCATCTCCTCCGCCTCCGGCCGAGTTTCCGCCCGGCATGGTCGGCAGTGGATTCCCTGCGCCTCCCCACAGTGTCTGGAAGCCGCTCACGATCTTCCCGATGCTGATCGCGATGTCCGCCAGCTTCAGCCCGGCGAAGGCGACCGCGATCGCCTCCAGCGCCGTGACCAGCCCGTCCTTATTCTTGCTGATCCAGGTCAGAGAACTGGTCAGCGTGTTCAGCGCGTCCTTGAATCCGTTCACCACGTCGTCCGCGCTCAGTTTCGTGATCCCGCTCAGCAGGTCGCTGACCGCGTCGCCAAGCTGGGAGAGCATCGCCTGACCTTCGTCCGTCTGCAGGTACTCCGTCAGCTTGTCCAGCAGTCCGCCTGCAGCCGTCGCCGCTTCCGTCAGTGCCGGCGCGATCGCACCAATCAGCTCCTCCTTCAGCGTCGTCCAGCTGGACTCCAGCGCGCCGACTGCGTCGTTCAGCGCCGCCAGATCACGGACTGTCTCCGCTGAGTTGACCGTCTGCTCTTCCAGCGCCGCGTTGTATTCGTCCAGCGTCTTGTACGTCTCAAACAGCGGCACAAGCTCTTTCCAGCTCTTCCCGAACAGCGCCTGCGCGGCCGCCTCTTTGTCGTAGGCGTCGCCCATCGCCATAATCGCCTGCCCGGCTTCCCAGAACAGCTTCTGCGGATCCTTCTGCTGCCAGCTCGTCCAGTCGTCCAGGACGCCCTCCCGCATCGTGATGTGCAGCTCGTTCAGGACGTCCATGACTTCCTTGCTGCCCTTGCCGACGCCCTTCGTCATCTTGTCCTGGGCTTTCAGGATCGCCTCGACGCTCGTGTCTAGCCCGCCGGCAACCAGCTTCTGCATCCGCTCGAATGTGTCGATGTCGATCCCGTACATCTGCGCCATCGTGGCGGTGTCGTCCGCCCTGGCGGCGCTGTCCATGATCGTGCTCCACAGCTTCTCGCCCAGCTCCACGGCCTTCTTTGCCGCGTTCTCCAGCCCGGTCGTGATCTTCTGGATCCCGCTCTGCACCTGATCCAGGCTGATCTTCTTACTGATGCCGTTCAGGTTCCCGGTCAGCTGCTCGGCCTGTGCCGCGGCGTTCCCGGCGCCCTGTCCCAGCGCGTTCAGGGAGGCCTGCGCCTCGTTCATCCCGGCCTCGGCGTTCATCATCGTGATGTACATCTTCTGATACGCCGCGTCCGCCGGGTTGATGCCCGCGTCCGTCATCCGCTGAAGGGCCTGCCGCGCCTGGTCGGCAATGCCCTTCTGCACGTTCATCTGGCTGGTCAGCGTCTTCGTCTGGCTGGTCATCTTCTGCTCGGCGTTGCCCGTGGCTTTGAACTCCGCCTCGCTGGCCTTCAGTTCCGCGTTCAGCCCCTTCAGGATCTGCTGGCCTTCTTTGATACCCGCGGTAAACCCGCCGATATCCACGCCCATCTTTACGTTGACAGCCATCTTCTCACATCCTTATCCCGATTCCGGTCTCCTGATCGTACCGTCTTCTGTAGAGATACAGCGTCACGACCTCGCCCGGTCTCATCCGGTCGATCTCCTTCCGCTGCAGTCCTGCGATCAGCCCGTAGGAAACAACCCGCAGGTAGGTCAGTTCCCTGGCGCTTTTTTTGCGTTCTCTTCTTCCAGGATCTCATCCACCGGTCCCTGATCCTCTTCCGGCGTTGTCTGTTCGATCCTGTTCCCTTCCGTGATCTCCGCCATGGCCGCGATGGCGTAGGCCATCACAAGCCCCGGCTTCATGTGCCTGAGGATCCACTTGTCCGTCAGGTCCGCGGCCTCCCCGCGCTCCTCCAGCCCGGCGTTCCCCAGGATCCGGATCAGCGTGCCCAGCTTCTTCGTCTTCGCCGGGTCCGTCGCCACCTCCAGCCGGACGCTCATCGGATCGTCCTCGTCCTCCTGCTTCACGCCGAAAACCTCGTCCCGCAGCTGGAATGCCGTGCATCCGATCTCCTCCTGGATCGCGATCGTCTCAAAAACAGAATAAAAAAGCGGGACCGTCCGCCCGCCGATCTTGATCTCCGTCATGCTTCCTTTGCTTCCTTTCTATGCACAAAAAGCGGGAGCCGGATTGCTCCGGCCCCCTTGTTGTCAGGTGCCCGCGCTGATGTTCAGCATCCCGTTCAGCCAGGTCTTCGCCGCCGCTGCGGTGTCGAAGGACTTGTGCAGCTGATAGCGCTGTTTGTCAGTGCTGTCCACGTAGAGGCCCGCGGCGCGGCCGTTCAGGCTGGGCGTGCCCCAGCTGATGGAACCCTCGCGGCTCGCCGTCGCCTGGCTCTCTTCCTGGAACTTGATCTTCAGCGTGATCCAGGCTTCGAACTTCTTCGTGCCGTTGTCGCGCATCTTGCGGATGTATCCGAATCCGCCGTAGGGCGTCTCGTTGTCGCTCACGAACTGGCCGCTGACGCCGCTGGTGCCGTAGTCGTCCTCGCCGAAGAGGGCCTTGCGGTCCGCGTCACTCAGGCCGGTCGACTCAAACGTGACCGTCAGGCCGGTCATGCCGTTGTCATCGTCCACGATCCGGTCGTCTCCGTACAGCGGATTGTTCGCGTACTCCCGGTTGACGGTCGCGTTCCTCGCCTCCTGCAGCACGCGTCCTGTGCCGTAGTTCGGCATGGCTCCGTCCGTGTGGCTGGTCAGCGGCGCCCAGACCGGGTACATCATACCAACATTGGGTCTCGCCATAATCTTCTACCTCCGTCAATAAAATCAGCCGAGCTCCAGCTCGTCCTCGTACTTGTGGATCCCGGCTTCGATTGCGGCTTCCGCCGCGCCTTTGTTCTGTGAAAACGCTTTCCGCATGAACGGCTGCTGCTGCATGAAGCTGGTGCCTGAGTTGATCGCGTTGGCGATCTGTGGGATCGGTTTCGTCTTTCCGCCCAGCTGGCCGTATCCGCTGTTCTGCAGGCCCACGCTCGTGTTCACGCCCGTGCCGCTCTTCCGGAACTTTGCTACGCCGTGTTTGGCTGAGGCGACGAGGGCCTTCTCCTCCGGTGAGGGTTTCCGTGTCTGTCCGCCCCTGGCGAACTTGAACGGTTCTGTGGCGATGCCGTGCACCGCCTGGCTGACCGCATCAGCCATTACTCCGGCGCCCTCATAGAGCGCCTTCGCGGCAACCTTCTCCGCGTTCTTCGGAGCCTTATCCATTGCCCGGATAAGCTCGTTCAGTCCCTGCACCTGGATCGTGAAAGCCATCCCGCTCACCTCAGCCTTCGACCTGAAAAACCCATTCCCAGTGGAACAGGCCGGTCTCACGTTCGTATGTGTGGTGGTTCAGGCTCCAGCAGGCATCGCAGTGCGCCGTCAGCGTTCCGGTGATCAGCTCCACCCATCCGGCCCCGTCTCTCTTGAGGCTGAACAGGTGCACGCTGCCTTCGTAGGCCGTCGCCTGCTTCCGGTCATCCCCGCGCAGCGCGTCCACCTCGAAGTCCAGCCGGACGATCCCGTAACTCACGGTGTCCGGCCGCGTGTTCCATTCGCTTTCCGCCATCGGCAGGCGCACGGTCAGCTGCCCGTCTTCCTGGCTCAGTGCCTTCAGCGCCTCCACCAGACTCGTGTACTCGTCAGGCATCCGTGCTCACCTCCGTCGTGGCCGGCGGCGTCCACTGTCCGCTGTTGCCTTTCCTCCGCCGGATCCTCAGGATCACGCCGTTCCAGTCCTTGTACGGGTCGTCGTTCAGGACGTACCAGCGTTCCCCTTTGTATTCCAGCTCTCTCTCGCCCTTGTAGTCCCTGTCGTAGGGGATCAGCAGCTTCGCCTCCGGGTTCAGCCCTTCGCCTCCGCTCTGTGTGATGTCCGCCATCGTCAGGCTCAGCTCCTGGCACTTCACCGTGCGGCGCGTGCTCACCGGATCAGAGCCGACCTCGTGCGCGTCCGGGCTGAAGGCGATCAGCACGCAGCTGGTCATCGTCCTCATTCCGTCGTCACCTGCCCCGTCGTGTAGGTCTTGCTCAGGCGCATCTGCCCCTTCAGGCTCTCGTATGCCTTCAGGAGGTTGTCATAATTCGGCGGGTTCCCGATCCGCATATTGCACCACAGCGCGATCGCCGTGATCACCAGCTGGTCCGTCACGGTGCTGGTATCCGTCACCGTCCAGACGCCCTGGTTCTGTGTCCGGGTGATGTTGATCTCTCCCGGCATCTGGATCTCCGCCGATGTGGTCAGGTCCAGCGCGGCCGCGTAGATCTGCATGATGATCTCCGCGTCGTAATCGTCGCCGCTCACCGGCAGCATCGCCTTCACCTGCGCAAACACATTCCCGTCTGCCATGCTTCACCTTCTCCCCGCCATAAATCTGTCGTATTCTTCCCGCGTGTACAGGTGGGTCGCCGGGCAGTGGGTGTCAACCCACATCTCAAAGCCCGCGCACGCCGCCCGCACGCAGAAGTGCCTGTCCTCGCCCCGCAGCGCTTTCTCGATGTTCGGGATCTGCGTGTAGTCCACGCCGGCCTCAAACACTCTGCGCTTTACCAGCGTACAGGCGCCCGTCATCCCGACACGGTAGAGCCCCGGCGTGCGCCAGGTGTCCTCCGGCGGGCTGTACTGGTCCTTCATCCACGCGTTGCACCAGTACTTTGTCCAGAAGATCTCGCTGACGATGTCCTTGTCCGCGTCGATCAGCCACCGCAGCGTCAGAGGATCCAGCACCAGGTCCGTGTCCACGCTGAACCAGTAGTCAAAGCCGCCGTCCAGCATCTCCCGGATCGTCATGTTCCTCAGCCCGCTCATCTTGGCCATCAGCTCCAGCGTCCACAGATGATCGTCCCCGGTCTTCCGGTACTCGTCCCAGGTGTCCGCCACCGCGTAATCCGCGTTCCGGATCTGCGGGATCACCTCCGCGCAGTCGTTCACCACAAAAAAGCGGCTGGCCTCGTACCCTTCCGGAACCTCCAGGGCGTCCAGCCCCTTCTGGTATTCCTCAAAGATGTCCGCGTCCTGCCGCAGCGGTGCCGTGATCAGGATCTTCTTCATTCCGTCATCCCCATGTTCTGCTGCCCGGCGTACACCGGCACGTGGGCGATGTGCCCCGGCCGCACGGTGGGCTCGCACCAGATCTCTCTTCCGATCTGTCCGACCCTCCAGCAGAAAGCCAGGTCCTCGCCGTAGTACTCCGTCGGCTGGAAGGTCGTGCCGAATTTCTGCGTCACGGCCTGCAGCAGGTCAACGGCGGTCAGCACGCAGGCGAACCCGCAGCCGTCCACCCGGAAAGGCTTCATGCCGAAGTCCTTCACCTTTTCGATCTCGTTCTTTTTGATGGATGAATAAATACAGGGGCCGTAAGGAGGCCGCCGGCTCACGAACGCGCCGCAGACCATTTCCTTCCCGCAGTCCATCAGGTCCTCCACCACGTGCTCCGTGAAAGTCATGTCGCTGTCCAGCCAGAGAACGTGCGTGTATTCCTCGTTGATGGCCTTGTTCGCCAGGCGGTTCCGGGCGATGTACACCAGGGTCCCGCTCTGGATCTCCACGTCATAGGGGATCCGCATCCTGCCCAGGTAGGCCTGCAGCTTTGCCAGGCTCTTTACGAAATCCGCGTGGACGTAGTCTGTGGTCGGTACCGCAATCAGCAGCCGCATATCCTTACTTTTTGCTCCTTGTCGTTTTCTTGGTCACCGTGCGCTTCTCCGGTGTCTCGATCCGCTCCCTGACCGTCACCGGCTCAGCGAGGCCGTACCGCAGGAGAAAGGCGGCGCGGGCCTGGGACACCTCGACGATGTCCCCGGCCCGGCCCTTTTCAATCCTGGTCGGCTTTACGATCCGGACCTTCATCAGGTCTCAGTCGTGGGGGAAGCGGGCTTGGTCAGCTTCACGAGACGGCCGGGAGCGGTGATGCCGTAGCCGGCGTACTGCCTGGCCACAACCTTGACCATGTCGTCTTCGGCGTAGGTGTAGGGATCCCACACGGTCACGACGCCTTCGCCTTCGGGATAGTTCACCTGGAAGGCCTTGAAGTCGCCGACGATCGCGTACATCGCGTTGCTGTCAGCAGAGCTGTAAGCCGGCAGCGCGGAGCACTTGATCAGGGTCAGGCCGGCGAAGGGATCCATCGCGAAGTTGCCGGCAGCCTGGGCGTCGTAGAACGCGCCGATGGTCAGCGGGTTCATGGCCACGCACAGGTCGGTGGCTTCCTCGCTCAGGGTGGCCGCGGCGTTGCGGATCACGGTCAGGCCGGGAGCCTCGTTGGAAACAGCCACGCCGACCGCCACGTCACTGGCGGAGCTGGGCGCCTGGCTGGCAACGTAGACCAGTTCCTTGACCAGCTTGTCCATGATGCGCTGGGCCAGTTCCTGATAGATGTAGGTGACGAACGCTTCGCCGCCCATGGCCTTCGCTTCGTCGGAGATCTTGATCCACTTCTTGATGTTGTTGGGCGTCAGAGTGACGATGCCCAGCTGCAGGTCTTCCTCGGTCAGGCCGGTGGTGCCTTCAGTGTGCACGTAGGCCGGATCGGCGCTCTTCTCGAAGGGAACCTTCAGGATCCCGCGGAAGGCGGTCTTGGTCACGTGGGCCAGGAAGGTGTTGTTCTCCCAGGCGTGACGGATGATTTCGTCCACCAGGATCGGCACGGGCAGCTCGCCGCTCACGGTCGTGGTCAGCAGGCTCCGGCACTCCTTGTCGTCGCCGTTGATGATGTAGCTCTTGTACGCTTCGGCGTACTCAGCGCTGCCGCGCATTTCCAGATCGGTCATTCTCTTTTCCTCCTTGAATTCTTCTTTGATTTCCCCGGCGCCCTCTTCGACGGCTTTCCGGGCTTCCTCCGCCTCCGCGGCGGCCTTGCGCAGCTCTTCCAGCTGCTCTTCCAGCTGTGCCTTTTCGGTCACCAGCTGACGGGCTTCTTCGTTCAGCGCATCCAGGTCGGCTTCCGGAGTGTCCAGAGTCGCTTCGATTTCAGCGGCACGCTGTTCGATCTCGCCCATGCGGGTGATGATTTCCTCACTCGTCATCGGTCTGTTCCCCTTTCAAAAGTTTCCGGATCTCACCGATCCTGCGCTGCCGTTCTTCCTCGGCCCGGACCTCCTCCAGAGCCTCAGCGATCAATCCGTCGCTGATGGTACGGCTGCTTATTTCAGTGGCGTCGTTGGCCGGCAGCGACACCGCAGAAACGTCGTAAAGTTTCCCGATCTTCGTGATCGTCCGGAGGATCACCGTGCGGCCCTCCGCGTCCTTGCTCCGCTCCTTCTTCTCCCCGGTCACGGTGAAGCCGAAGCTCATCTTGTTGGTGTACCCGCCCTGGATCTCCTCAAAGAGCTGGCGCCCGATCTCGGTGCCGCCCAGGTTCGCGGTGATCTTCAGGCCGTGGTCGTCCTCCGCCAGCTGCAGGGTGCCGTTGGCGATCCTGGCGAACACGCGCCCCTCGTGGTCGTATTGCATGATCACGTCGCTCATGTCCGTCTCTTTGAAGGCGTCCCGGTCTACCTGCTCGTTGACCGTCACCTTGTCGTCGCCGTACAGGCGGTAGGGCATATTAAAGGTCGTGGCGTAACCCTCCACGACCATCTCCCCTGCGTCCCCTGTCCGGGTCTCCATCTGCTGCGCGTCAATCTTCCGGTATTCGCGCTTGTCAAACTTAATCGGCATCTTTCACCCTCCATTCTGCTTCTCCGTATGCTCTGAAAACGTCCCGCCCCGCGGGCTTCAGGTACCCGGCGTAGTGCCGGATATAAGGATCGGGATGATCCTGTGTGATCACCCCTGCGGTATTCCATTCAGGCCCAAGTTCCAGGATCTCGCCCTGGAAAAACACGTTCAGCGGATCCTGCCCCGGCGCCGTTGCATAGTTCCTGTTGATCCAGTCGATCATCTTCAGGTCGACCTTTTCCCTCCGTACCCTGTCCAGGTCCATCAGGAACACGCCGGCGTTGTAGTACGTGAACGGCCAGATCGTCCGCGCCGGCTCCTTGACCATCGCTATGTAGTTACCCATCAGGTCGATGTCAAACAGCGGGCCGATATCCTTCTCCACGATCACGTCCGTGTCCAGCCACAGCATCCGGTGCTCCTCCTGGAACACCTGCGGCAGCGCCAGGCGGATCAGGTCCATGTACGTCCACGCGCTCTCCGCGTTCGCCCCGTCCTCCGGGAAAAACGTCTGCCCGCTCACGTTCAGGCACTGCACAACCTCCGGCACCCATATCGGCAGCCGGTCGTCCTCCGCCAGCATCCACACCCGGTCGACCCGCGTGTGCTCCAGCAGGCTCTTTATGCTGGCGATCGTCTGGCCGTACATATTCCGCGTGGACGCGTAAACGACGACACGCTTCATTCCGGCTTGCCCTCCTGCACGTCGTAATACTCGCCCCGCGCCGGGATCTGGTTCCCGATCTCCTCCGGCAGCGGTGCCAGGTTCAGGATCTCCCGCAGCTCGTTCCGCGTGGCCAGTCCCCTGTCCGCCAGCTGGCTGATCGCGTTCATCTTGTCCGCGTTGCTCATGTACTGAAGCCTGTTGCTCGTGAAGAAAACCCGGTTCCCGATCTTCCGCTCCCGCTCCGTAAACAGCATCCGCGTCACCACGTCAGACAGCTGTATGCTCAGCCACTCGACTGCGCCCTCGTAGAACGCCAGCCAGGCGTCGCCGAATGCCTTGTTCTGCAGGATCTCCTCGTTCACCGCGAAGTAGTCGAACACGTGGCTGTCGATCAGCTTCTGCTGGTCGGCGTCCACCTTGTACGCTTCCTGTTTCAGCTGCTGGACGTTCGTGTACGTGTTCGGGAAAAGCACCAGGCCGCCGGCGGTCTTCTTGTTCTGGAACGTGAACTTGTTGAACCGTTCCATCTCGCTGGCCAGATCCTCGTCCGTCGCCCAGTTGTCGCTCTGCGCGCTGAACCGGTAGCTTGCGCCGTTTTTGACGCCTTCGATGATCCCCTGCCGCTGCATCTCGATCAGGTCCAGCACCGGCTTCATGGCTTCGTTGCTTTCGCCGAAGAGCTCGTTCCGGTACTGGTACCGCGTCATGATCCCGCACTGATCCAGCCTCACCGCGGCCCGCTGGTTGTCCTTCAGGAAGAACCGGATATACGGCGTGCCGTTGTACTCCACCGTCTCCCAGCGTTCCGGCAGGATCCCGATGATGCCGCTGACGTCTCCGTATTCCCCGATCACCGGCACAATAAAAGCCGTGTTCCTGGCGTACAGGATCACGGCCGTCCGGTAGAGGAACTGGCTCCACGTCTGCAGGCTGTTCGGCTGCACCTTCATCCGGCTGACCAGCGCCGGCTGCGCGGCTCCGCTGAAGTTCACCTGCAGCTTCGCCGCGTGCCTTCCGTGAGCGTCCAGCGCCGCCCTGATCAGGTCGCTCTCATAAATGGATCCGTTCCAGGAATGGAACGCCGGCACGTACCCGTCCAGCAGCTTGAAGGTGCTCTGCGCCTTCAGTGCCGCCGCCGGCTCCTTCTTCCCGAAGATCTTCTCAAACACTCCCATATCCATCATCCTCCGCCGTTAGTCAGGCGCTTTCCCAGTTCCGCCCATTTGAACTGCCTCATGGCCATTGCGTCCAGCAGCGCCGCCATGCCGTCCACGTGCGCGTTCTTCGATATCTTGACGAGCTTCTTCCGCGGGTGCGCGTTCTCCGTGTTGCTCTCCATCTGCTGCGCCGCGTCCGCCAGGTGGATCTTCAGCAGGTCGTTGTCGTCCATGTCCCGGATCCGGCCCTCCCGGAGCATCCCCTCGAAGGTATCCGAAACGCTGGACAGGTTGAAGCCCTGCGTCACGGTGTCCGTGTGGAAGCTCCGCTTCTGCAGCTTCTGGATCAGATCCTGGGCGCTCCACCGGTCGACACCGATCTGCAGCGGGTAGATCTTCATGTCCCTGATCAGGCTCACGAACCACTGCAGCACATCGTCGTTGTTGATGAACTCCTCGCCGCTGAGACTCAGGAACCCCTTCCGGATGTAGATCTCATACGGGATATTGTCCCTACGCGTGGCCTCCTCCAGGCGCTTGTTCGGCAGCCAGAAATGGGAATGCACCCACAGGATCCCGTCGACCTCCGTCACGATGCAGGCGCTTGTCAGGTCGGTCGTCTGTGATAAGTCGATCCCGCCCACGCAGTACTTGTTCCGCAGTTCCTCCATCGGCTTGCGGTAGCCGAAGGCCCGGTTGATGTCCTCCGCCCGGAGCCACGCCGTGCTGACGCTCTGCTTCAGGTTGCAGTATTTCGTCTTGAACTCCACGGCCTTGCTGACGGATTCCTCCGCCGTCTGGATCTCCTTCCGGATGAACTCCTCGCTGACGCTCTCGCCCAGCCCCGGCAGGCTCTTCCTCAGCTCCTCCAGGTCGTTCCACTTCTCCGGATCGTCCACCATATAGATGATCGGCAGGATGTGCTGCTCCCTTGAGTTGCCCATCAGGAACGACGTCCCGCGCTTCATCAGCTCGTCAAACAGGCCTTCGTTCTCGTATCCGCCGGAGCTGATCGCCAGTCCCAGCGGTTCCCTCCGCGCGCCGGTACCGGATGCCATAACCTCCCACTGCCGCAGTCCGTTCACGCCCGGCCACGCCGCCACTTCGTCAGCGCAGTAAAACATCGGGTTGTAGCCATCTGACTTCTTGCTGGTGAACGCCAGCTTGCGGACCATCGTGTTCGTCTCCTGTATCATCAGCCCGCGGTACTTCGTGCTCCGCGTGATGCTGTCCAGTTCCGGCTCCGCGTGCACGTTGAACTCCAGCGCGCTGTAGCACAGATCCGCCTGGTCGAGCTTCGGCGCCAGGAAATAGATCTCGCTGCCGTACTCCCCGGCTGCATAGGCCATGTAGCAGGCGATGGCCGCCGCCGTGATCGTCTTCCCCTGCTTCCTTCCGCAGACCCAGTAAACCTGGTCGAACTGCCTTTTCCCGGTCGCGTCCACGATCCCGAAGATGATGCTGATCGCCGCCCGCTGCCACAGGCTCAGCCTGATCCGCTTCGGCGCCAGTACGCCCTTGTAGTGATGGCAGTACCTCTGTATGAATCCGACCGCGTTGTTTGCCAGGCGCTCGTCATAGAACCAGCGGCCCTCCGCGAGCCCCCGGATGATCACCTCGTACAGCTGCCTGATCCACTTCCCTACGACCACGCCGCCGGTCTGGATCTCGTTCCAGTATTCGGTGATCGCGTTCTCCGTCTTCATCGCCTCAGTGCAGCCGGAAGGCGTCCAGGTCCCGCGCCGCCTTCTCCACTCTCGCGCCTCGCTCCTCGATCATGTTCCCGATCGTTGCCAGGCATTTGTTCGCGCTCTCCACATGGCGCGGCAGTTCGCTCAGCAGCGGATGCGCCACCTCCACGCTGCCGGTCTTGTAGGTCTTTTCGACCGTCAGGCCGTCCTCCGCGATCCGATCCCGCATCTGGTCGATCAGCGCGGCCTCCTCGCTGTAGATCCGCGCCGCTTCCAGGAAATCCTGTTCTTTTTCGACCTGGTAGTTTTTCCCGAACGCGATCATCTTCCGGAACAGGGCCGCCGGCGTCAGCTTCTCGCTCCCGCTCCTGGCCTTGGCCCGCTTCGTGGTCTTCTTTTTTGTTCCTCCGCCGGTTTTCTTCCCGGATGTCCTGGCTGCCTCCGGCAGTCTCTCCGCGATCTCGACGAAGGTCCCGCCGACTGCTTCCTTCATCGGTGAATCCTCCCGTCATCTCATGAAAAAAACGCCGCGTTTTCGCTGCGTTTTTTAGCCCCGCCGAAGCGGTTTTTTCATTATGGCGCGCCCGTGGACGCGCGTCCTGCCCGACCTCGGCGCGCTTTTCTGCTC